GTAGAGTCTAGTTCTATGGCTGCCTCATTACTTGCCCCTACATATAAGCTAGGCGCATCTGCAATAGGTTTAAAGTCTTTATTGATATAGACATTACCTCTGTCTAAGTGTAACTCGTTGTTGTCTAGGTTATGATTTCTTTCTCCCGTAAATAGTAAGTCAGCATTGGCAAAGTTCTCGAATGCTTGGTCTGCATCTATTCCGTTTATTGTTCGTGTTTGTAACGTAGGTGTAAATACTCCAGCCTCATCTACTGACCATCCACTACCTACTACTATACCACTTGCATTACTACCTATTTGATTGCCTTGTCCATAAACGCTTACATTAGCCATACGACTCACAGCACTAGCTTGTGACTCTCTTACATCCCTCAAAGACTCACCTATCAAAAAGTCATCCTCTCGTTTTACAAATCTTCGTGTTTTAAAAGGAGTAAATTTCAATGCCTCATCTACAGATAATAATTCTACTTGTGTTACATCGGGTTTGTTCGCATCGTAATCTATAACCTTGTTTATGTTCCACCAAGAATTATTAATTCGAATCTTGTCGGATAGCTTCAATTTAGCTATGTCTACTGCGTTTAATCTAAAGTAAGCAGTCAACATTTTACCCGAGTTTATCTGTTCGATTGTGCGCCTCCAGTAAAGGTTGTATAGGTTGTTGTTTGTTAGCTGTGCATTGTAAAAATATCTATCGCACACACCGAAATTCAAATCGAAATGAGGGTCGCTAGGGTTATCAAAATGTGTAACCATTGGGTAACTACTTACCTCTTCGTAATAGTCATATGTGATTGATTGATTTGAATTAATAGTTACTTGCTCAATTATTTTATAGGTCTCACATGGTTGTGCGCCACCATCGAATAAGATACGTATGTTCGTGTTTGGTGCGATAAATGAAATAGCTGGTATATAGCATCCCCATGGATTAATGATAGTCGGAGTAGGTGAGAAAATAATCTCTTTGGTGTCTACATCTTTGATATACTCGTTATCAAATGTAAATTCAAGTTGACCATACACCTCATTGGTCGCATCCTTATAACCTACATTCGCTTGGTCTTTATCCTCTTTGTAAGTGAATAGTATTTTTTTGTTCGTCAACTCAGGTAGGAATCTCAGCTTTTGGTCTTTGTCTTTTGCAAGTTTCGCTGTCCAATCTACCTCTGCACCATTGTCATAATATGTATCACGTTGCACGAGTCTTAACACATTGCTATCTGTACCATCATTGTCTACGTATAAGTTGTACATAGTAAAGATAGACTTAACAAAATCTTTTTGCTTTATCTTTTTTGGAATGTATCCGTTCATAGCAACAGCACCACCTACGACCAAAATCGTTTGGCTAGTAGTGACAGACATCTGTATGTCATAATCACATGCTACGTTTACAATTGCATCTACACCCGTTGTACTATTCGTCTTTTTCCAAAATGACTTTTGCCCCGTATACAACCTTGGCATGTCAGCACCTAGTCTAAACTGCAAGATGTCACCAGCTTGACATCCACTTACCTCTACCTCTACTACTTGTAAACCATCAATAATGGTAGTCGTACCACTTACTAATGTGTCATTGTTATAATAAAGTTTCTCGCCATTTAATGGTGTAGTGTATATGACATTCGATGTACTATTTTTTGTCACATAGAATTTAGGCCTGATGTAGTATGCTGGGCCTGAGAAACCATAACCCGATGTGTCTTTCAAATACGCTGTACTCGTATGTGTGTTGTCTTGGCTATATGAGTAATTTATGATAAACTTAAAAGTAACTTTATCACCAGCACTAACATCAAAAGGGAATTGATACTCTCCCGTTGACATGTCCCATATAGATTGAGGGTCATACTCTGTATCCCAATTGGTAAGAGGCTCACTCCATGCTGTTTGAAAGCCATTACTAAAACCATCACTTACACCATTTACCGAGTTACTTGTAATGTTATAATCGTCATAGTTGATGCTAGATAACTCTCCGTTATATGGAATAAGCAATTTATCAAAGTTGTTATCTTCTAGTTCATCCCACACATAGCTATAACCCGCTTGTGCAAATATTCTATCGAAATAAGTCTTTGCGTAAATAGCTGGTTTGTAGTCTTTGAGGTACGTATCTTTCGAGTCTGTGTAACCTAGTAGATACTTGTACCCATCATTTTGGGTATTGGAGAAAGTACTAAACACATCGACAGCAGTATATGTATGGTCTAGGTCGCTGAAATCTAAGTCAGTTAATTCTAGGTTTGTTATCTTAGTGAAGAAATCACTTTTACTATCTATGATGGCTACCTCGTACTCTATCTGTTGGTCTAGTGCCTGAGTAGTTTGTTTCTTGACTACGTTTAAAAGTTGTATATAGGCATTGTCTACTATCACCTCACCATCTTGCCATACCACACATGGAGTCAATCTATTGACATCAAATGTACCAGCAGATACATTGACATCATAGTAGTGGTTAAGTAGGTTATGATTGTTCCTAGTGTTCGCCAAAGTAATAGTCCGTGAAAATGTACCACCTTTTTTAGTCACATCTCGTATGTCACTTACTGCAAAGTTTAATGGAAATGGTTTGTTATCTTTTACATCTAGATAACCATCTTGAAGTTGAATGCGTATGTTAGACATTGACTATGTTTTCGTTTGCCAATCGTATAGTGATTGTTTTTCTAAATAGGTTCTTGTTTCTCTGTTTCTCTATCTCGAATGATGAGTCTTGAATAATGCATGGGGTAAGCACATCGTTTTCAATAAAGAAAGTTCTCGGTGATGTAAGTAACTCCTCAAAGTAAATTGCCATAGCCTCAATCATCCAATTGGTGGATAGTTCATAGGTCTTGTCTACTTGTACACCTGTTATTTGCTCACCTACATCTGTAGTCGAATAGAGCCAATCACCACCACTTACATAGCCATATATGTTTTTGTTGTATGTCTGTCTTTGAATCGTTCCTCTTTCATATGATTTTAAGGTAAACGCAAATGTGTTGAATGCTCCCATCCTATCAATAAAACCGATGTAGTAATCGTTTATTGAACATCGTCTATCTATGTAAAACTTAAACGACTGACCAAACTTTTCATCACCTACTTGGTAGTTGGTAGGATATATTTCGTACCATTCAGTATCGGGTTTGATTAATGGTGCTGTACCCGATTCTACATATAAGTCGAGATTAGCTGCGCCCAATGGCATGTAGGTAACGGTATTCGTGTTTGGGATGTCCATGCGAAATATGTCACCATTGCTATTCTCTACAAATAACCCTTGTTGATAGCCACCCGTTGAATTAATCATTAGTGCAGATAGCTGTTGGTCTTCACGCACATACATGCCATCAGTAGGCATAGATGTAAGCAATTTAAAGTTGTTACTACTTGGTTGGTAGTCAACGTAATTATAGCTAGGGAAGTCTTTAAATGGCAATGCACCATTGAACACATATCTATTCAACATCGTAGTGATGTTGCGAGTAATCGTCTTTCTGCCATCTGCATATACAATCGTACCCGTTGTTAGTGATGCGTATGCAGCCTTATAAGGCAATGATATAGTAAACGATGTAGCACTTTGAACTGACACGATATTGTAAAGTCCATCTACATCTACTACGTTACTACCTGATATAGATACTTGGTCACCAGCACTAAACGTATTTGATGTCGTAGTGTTCAATCTTAAATACCCTCCATTGTCTACGGGTGTGTTGATAGTGTAACTCACTTGATACTCTTCGCCAACTTTCACATCGTATTTATAAAAGCTATCTGTAGCATTTTGTCCACCCGTTGTACCATACTCTTCGGTGTACGACATTTGACTAACTAGCAACCTTGATAGGTCGCACTCTCCATAACCATCACCGAACCTTGGCAATATCTTAAATTCTTTTAGTTTAGTTGCTGACCCCGATGGGTAAATGTCAAATACATATTTAAAACCTACTTGATTTTTGTTTGTGGAGTCCATGATATAAATGTCACAGCATAACGCACAGCATCCATGGCATCGTCAAATAGCTTAATCGGTTCGTCTGTTATCATGTCACCTACTTTTTTATACTTGTAGTTTTCATATTCACGTATGATTCGCTTGTCATCTTTTGCATACACCTTAAACGATTTCACATAGTCTATCCCTTGCTTAACTACCTTGTTGGCATTGTTCACGTTATATCCAGCATTTTGCATCTCGGCTATAATCTCAGGTCTAGAATAATCTGCTAGGATGTCATCTGTTTGATTGATGCCTAAGGTCTTAAACTTTTCGATTAGTTCCGATGTGGTTAGATAAGACTCATAAATCACGGGTTCGATATAAATGTCATTGTCACACCAATAAACTCGCATGAGTGCAGTAGGGTGATTGTAGCCAAAGTCTAACCCGTATACATAATTTTTGAACCTCATCGGTTTCTCACTAATAAAATCCCAAGTATTATAGATGTTTGTTCGTGATATTGCTTTCTCACCAAGTGCGTAGATTTGATATTGCGCTTCATCTGTTCGCTTTAAATCTTCTATCTGTCTCTTTATGCTTTCGGGTAGAAAAGGATTGTCCTTTGTGGTAGTTCGTACAACCAACTTACTGAGTCACTCGGGTTATAGTCAAATATTAGCTTCTGTTCGGTACGCATGTTAAGCTGTTGAAAGTCATCAAACCAAAGTTCATTAGCCTCATTACACCATCCTATGTCACGTTTACGACCTCGTATCTTTTGCTCGTCATCTACACTAAAGAACTCCACTATCGACCCATTATTAAACCGATAGATGTTTTCGGACATGTTGTGGCTCGTCTTTTCATAGATGTTTAGGTCTTTCATTATTTCAAAGAAGTCACGCATCACCGTTGCCCGTAAAGCGGGGAATGTCTTTCTTACAATGCTCACTACCTTGTTAGGGTTTTGTAAGCAATAGACGATTATCAGTTGACAGAGTGAATAGGTCTTACTTGAACGTGAACCACCTTGATTAATGATGAACCTTACACTACTATTTGATAGTGCTTGATAATTACGCTGAAAGATATTAGTTGCTTTTATTTCCATCCTATCAAATCTGTAATAGGTAATAGTATCCCCTTGCTCGTGTTATTGTCACCACCTAGTACATCTCTATTCGTGCCTAGATACTTT